CTACACGATTCCACGGGTGCTGCGGGTGCTGAGCAGCTTTGCCGATCCGTTTCGCCGCACCACCACGGTGCAGCTGGGCTGCAAGCTGACCTACCTCGAAAACCGCAAGCCACCTGTTACCGACCCGAACGCTAAAGACGAGCACAGCGATGTGCCGTGCAAGGTGTTCCTCAAGGCAATGCTGCCGATCAGCGCGGACTACGTGTTCCAGCAGTGCCTCGATGCGCTGGAGTTGGACAGCGCCGCAATCCCGCTCACCAACAAGTATTCGGTTGAGCAGTTCGACCTGACGCCGGGCTTCATCCAAGTAATGAGTGACTTGCTGCAGTCCGAGGGCTATGTCGGCTATCTCGACAGCGGCGAAACGCTGCAGTTTCTGGACCTGACGCAGGACACCGCCACCGGCCCAGTGATCACCCCGGCTGATGTGGTGGACCTTGGCCCCATCGGCGTCGGTGACCTGCCCGGCGAGAGCGTGGTGGTGCGCTTCAGCAGCCTGCGCCTGCTGCCGCCAGACGAGCTGTATGGCGACGGCTACCTCAAGCGCAGCTGGGAAATTGAGGAAGTCTTCGGGGCGCCCTCGGAAGTCAGCGTCAGCTACACCAACGACGCCGGTGCCACCGTCACCGACAGCGATGTTTTCTACCCCTACAGCTTCACAGCCACGCGCTACGACGTGTGGGACCGCAAGATCGAGTCGATCTCGCTGAATCTGGTTTCCTCAGCAGAAACCAACAACCGCTGGGCCAGTGATGCCCTGCGCAGCGGCAGCCCGTGGAACCTGCCCACCGCCAAGTTGGTGCGGGAGGTGATTGAGTATGAAAAGGCTGCTGCCCCTGCTAACAACGTCAATCTGCTGTCGGTGCAGCTGGTTGGTGGCGGCGTCACTGAGATCAAAGCGGCGCTGAGCAGTGCTGCAGAAGAGCACACCGGCCTCGCCAACCTCTGCAAAACCGATGTGCCAGAGGGTGCCGATGTAGTGAAGTCGCAGACGACCTACAACTACTTCTCCGAGCTGGAGCTAGCCGGCAGCCTCAACATCGACACTTACATCGACGACACCGGCTCGCTGGAAGAGTTCGACACCATTGCCGCTGAACTGGATTCCACGGTGGTCGTCGAATACGAAACCGACGCCGCTAGCGGTATTTCCAAGACGATCACCAAGCGCAGCATCTCCCGCTCGCAAACGGTCTCTGGCCAGCAGGATCTCGCCACCCGCGCCCAAGACCTTGATACCGCCGACCTCACCAACAGCATTGCGTCGCTGCTGAACCTGGCCCGCCGGCAGGTCTACATCGGGGCTGACACCAGCCTGCACACCCAGCGTGAGTACGGGCTGCAGAAGCGCCCCAGCGAAGCCGAGCGCAACAACACCGCCAACGAGAAACCCACCGTCACTGAGCAGAAGGCTGAGATCGCTTGGGTGACCGGCAGCACCACCAGCACGGCCGTCACCGAGTTCACCGTGCCCTACGCCCCAGATGACGAGATCACCTGGGATGTAAGCAGTGGTGCGTTCAGCAGCGTGCCGAGTGACGCCAAGGAAAAAGCGCTGCGTTACGGCCGCATCCAAAACAAGCTGCTGCTGGGCAACCGCAGTGGCGTGAGCTTGCAGCTGGCGCCAGAGCAACTGCCCAAACGACCCTTCGACCCGCTGTATCTGCAGGCATCGGGCATCACCGGCGCCTACCGCGTCAACGGCACCAGCTGGGCATTTGATGCCAGCGGCATCGTCGCCTCCACCGATGCCCTGCTCTGGGGTGCGGTGAGTGCAACCTCCGGCACCAACCTGGCCAGCAGTTGGGTGCCGCTGGCACCGGGCACCACCAGCCTGCCCCTGCCGTACACACCCACAAGCGGCAGCCCTGATTCGGAAACCGGTGTGACCTTTAGCGCTGTGATCACCCCCACCACAGTCCTGCCGCCTTACATCGAGTCGGTGTTGGTGGAAGGAGTCAGCCGCAGCAGCGCAGCGATCACTGACTACCCCTATGGCTTGGATCGCGGCAGCACAACGGCTGCACTGATCACCCGCAGCAGTGCGCTGATTGCTAGCCGCCTTGTCGCCGATGTAGGCAGCTTCGCAGTGAGCGGCCAAGCCGCAGCACTGAAGGTCACCAAGGCGATCAAGGCTGGTGTTGGCAGCGTTGCCGTCAGCGGCTTTGGCGCCGGCTCAATCCGTGACTACCGCATCGGCACTAACTTCGGCACCTTCACCGCCACGGGCCAGAACGCCATCGTGGCGCTGCAGCGGGCACCACTAGCCGCAGGCGCTGGCAGCTTTGCGTTGAGCGGCCAAGCCGCGCTCTTCTCAGGGGCTACCACGTTCCCGGCTGACGCGGGCAGCTTTGCGCTCACCGGCCAAGACGCCGGCAGTTTGCGTGGTTACAAGCTTGCAGCGGAACCGGCTGCCTTTGCCTTATCTGGTCAACTGGCAGACCTAACGCTGCCCTCGCCACCTGATCCCTACGCAAGCAACGTCTCGTTGCTGCTGCACATGGATGGCACCAACAACAGCACTACCTTTACAGATAACAGCCTCAACACAAAGACCGTTACTGCGGTAGGCAATGCGAAGATCAGTACCTCAGTGTATAAGTACGGTGGCGCAAGCGGATCGTTTGATGGAACCGGGGATGCCGTGGCTGTTCCTGATTCGGCCGACTTCAGCTTTGGATCTGGAGAGTTCACCATTGAGTTCTGGGTTTACTTTAATTCGCTTGCGTCAAACGTCGGCCTGGCAAGCCATGCCGCCGCTTCGGGGTCGAATAATTCTTGGTCGCTGACTTGGTTTACGAACAACGCCCTGAGCTTTAGGTACACCTCAAACGGGGCGACCGGCACTACTCGCACTGCTGCATTCACGCCAAGCACATCTACTTGGTATCACATAGCGGTGGTGCGAGATTCTTCTAATACGTTGCGCATCTTCGCTGATGGAGTGCAGCTATACAGCATCGGGATAAGCACATTCACCTTCTTTGAAAGCAGTGCCTCGCTGGTGCTTGGCGCTCGTTACAGCATCTACGAGTTTAGCCTTAACGGTTACTTGGACGACGTTCGCATAACGAAGGGAGTTGGTCGCTATACAGCTAATTTCACCCCACCCGCTCAGGCATTCTCAAATCCGTAGAAGGGGCAACCTAGCCTCAAAGCTCCGGCCTCATGGCGTCGTTCAACAAGTTCAATAGCTTTGTGGAGGCATTGGCCGAGAAGAAGCATGATCTCGGCGCTGACACGCTCAAGGTGCTGCTCACCAACACCGCACCCGTCGCTACCAACAGCGTTAAGGCCGATCTGACTGAGATCAGCGGCGGCAACGGCTACACCGCCGGCGGCAATACCGCGTCGGTCACAAGCTCCGCCCAAACCTCCGGCACCTACAAGCTGGTGCTCGGCGACCCGGCCACCTGGACCGCCAGCGGCGGCAGCATCGGCCCGTTCCGTTATGCCGTGCTCTACAACGACACCGCTGCCAGCAAAGAATTGATCGGCTGGTGGGATTACGGCTCCAGCATCACCCTTGCTACAGGTGAATCCTTCGCTGTGGACTTTGATCCGACCACCGGTGTCCTCACCCTTGCCTGATTATGGCCATCACGCTCTCGATCAGTCAGTACGAATTGCAGCGTCAAGCTGCCTTGGCGTTTGAAGGCAAGGCATACGAAGTCTTCCTGGCCACCAACAGCGGCAGCCTGACCGCCAATTCGACCTACGCCGCTTGGCAGGCGGTGGAAGTCGCCAGCGCCAACGGTTATGCCCCCGTGACCGGCACCATCGGCACCGGCGCCTGGGATGCGGGTGACGCCCGCTATGAACTGCCCGCCATCACGGCCACCTTCACCAGCAGTGGCTCTGGCTTCAGCTACGACACCATCTGCGTGCGGATCGGCACTGAGACCTACCTGCACAGCACCGTGGCTGAATCGCCGTCGATCACCTTGGCCGCCGGCCAATCCAAGACCTATGTGATCACGTTGGTGCAGGACGACTGATCCATGAGCACCCGCATCACGGTCACCAGCAGCAGTGATGCGTTGCTGGCCAGTGCGCGTCAAGTGCAACAGGCCAACCGTGAAGCACAACTGCAGCGCGAGCGTGATGCCCGCGTTGAAGCGACCACCACCGCTGAGGTGCAGGCAGCCACGCTGCCACCACCCGTAGGCGGCACCCCAGACACCAGCATCGACCGGCGCCCTGCTGCGCAACGGGTTGGCGGTTTTGGCCTGCTGTTTCAGTGCGTCTTCATTGACGGCCCCGGCACCACCTGGAGCGATGGCGTCACCTTGGACCCCTTTGTCTCGCGGAATCAGAACACCGTCACCGCTCAACTGCTGGCGGATGCCACCGATCCGACAACGCTGCAAGAGCTGGAGGTGACCGTGCCGGCCTACACAGCGGCAACGTGGAATCGCTTCAACGCACGCTCACCCATGGCGGGTGGCATCTTGAAGCGCGTTTACAAGCCCTACACCGGGCGTGAAAACGGCTCAGTGCAGTACCGCTACGGCTATGGGGGCTTCAAGCTGAAGCAACCCACCACCAGCCCCAGTCCGGTTAGCGGCACCATCAGCGCCAAGTTCAAGACGACCTACAGCGACGCGCTGCAGCTCAACCGCTTCCCCTTTCACGTTTATCCCGAGATCCACGGCGCCGTTGTCGTGGGCTTTGGCATCACGGACGGCAGCCAGACGATCACAGTCTCCAATGGTGGCCCCAGCATCGCGGTCGGTGCCTCGATTCGCATTGCACCGGAGTGGACAACCAACACCGCAGCGCAGAGCTTCATCGTCAACTACCTGATGCCAAAGCTGGAGACGAACTACACCGTCACCGCTGTGGAGGTTGGCAGCAGCACAACGGTCTACACCCTTAGCGCGTTGATCTACGACGGTGCCGCATCTGGCATCCCTGCGCGGCTCTACAAGTCGTATACCTCATGGGCTGCGGTGCCGATCAATGAGGTGCGCTGGAATTGGAGCGACAGCGTGCTGGCCGAAGACTTGCCCGGTGGCGGCTGGAACGATGTGTCAAATACCTTTGACTACACCACTTCGGTTGGGGCGGATCAAGCCAATGCGGGCACTGCATGGACATTGGTGGACCTGCACCGCGTGCAGATTCCCCCGATCTTTAACACGATCACAGCCAACGGCTCGGGTCTTGCAGTGCCCTACCCCACCAGCGCAGCGATCAGTGCGGGGTCCACGAACACTTGGGTGGTGCGCCAAGGCGAATACAGCATCACGCGCAACAGCGACCGGACCCTCGCCAAGACGCCTTACGGGGAGTACATCTACAACCCAGCCCTAGCGCCTGACACCGGCTACGTGTCCAAGACTGGCCCCTGGGAAGTGTGGAACACCAGTGCGGACTACAGCGCAGAGGTTTTCAACGTCACCGTCCGGCAAGGCACCTTCCCTGAGCACACCGACTACGTGCTGCAAGTGCCGTTTGCGTCCTTGACGCCGCTGCTGTCGCCGGGCTTTGGCAATGCGTTGCCCAGCGGCACACCAGAGAACCGCTTTGGCAACCCGCCAGGCACTTATTACTCCTTGGCGGTCACGTTGATCGAATAGCCATGACACCATCCCAGTTGATTGCTTACAGCAAGCAGGTCCAAGCTGCTGTGCGCCAAGCGCAGTTGCGCAAGGAAAAAGAGCAACGTCTCATCAACAAGGCAATAACCTCTAAGTAAGTAGCCAACCTGTATGCCGACGCTTCCCTTTGTTCAGGCGCCTGAAGCACCCACATCCCGGCGACTTGGCACACCGGCGAGCGGCATTCTGGAGATGCCGGTGCTGGGTGGGCTCACCGTTGGTGAATCGGCAGTGATTTCTGAGCTGCTGGCCAATGAGCAGAGCAGCTTCGTCAAAGGCGCCCAGATCGCCGATGCCATTGCCAAGGCCGAAGAGATCAGCATTTCCGAGGCGTTCAACATCATTGAAGGTGCGATCAGCGGCCGTCAGCTGGAGGAGCGGGCCGAAGAGATCCGCACGAAGCACGCAGCCTTGATCCAGGAGGTGGCGCAGGTGTATGCCGCTGCCGGGCAGCGCAACATGGAATCCACGGTCACGGCCTTGATCCGCTGCCGCTGCAACCTGCCGGACTGGAGCATTGCGGACACCCGCCAAATGCACCGCGCCCTGTTCAACGCGATCTGGCAACTGGCGCAGGAAGAAAGTGATGCCGAGGCGCTGCCCAGTGAGCCGCCGACTGAGGAGGAGCTGGGAAAGCCGCCAGCGGCGGATGGCGCCGCAGCGAAACGGACTGGCAAGCGATCTTCTACGACCTAGCGCACAGCTACCCCGGCCAGTTCCACCGCACCACCTACGCGAGGGAACTGCGGCAAACGGTGCTGCAGGCATGGCGTGAGCTACAGCGGATTCGCCGCGAGCAAGCGCAACTGCAGGAGATGCCGGTGGCCCAACTCGCAGCGCTGCTGGCCAACATCAACCGTGATCCCAAGAAGGGCAAACCCTTCTCGCTGCAGGACTTCCAGTTGTTCGCCAGCGAGCAGAAGGCCGAGCGGCGTCTCAGCGCCGAGGTGGCTGCGGTTGCCCTGGCGCTCAAGCACGACGACAAGGCACCGCCTCTATTGGTGTCCTGTTGGAACGAGGTGCTGGCCAGCGCTGCAGACGGCACCCGTATGCCAGCCGTGCGGGCGCTGCATTCCGACGATGAGGCGGTGTGGGTGTTGGCGCCGGTGTGGGAAGCCACCGGTATCCGGGGCGGATTGGTGCTTGTTCGTGGGCAGATCAGCGGCACGGTCCTGCTGCGCGATTTAGATCGGCCACTGTTGACACACCGGCTTCTAGTCCCCGCTCGCCCCGGCTTCGGGTGGATTGAGGCAGGCTGCTTGCTGCTTTCGGCGGAAGACTAGGTAATGGACTTGCTGAGCCTGCGCACCGCCATCGAGACCACGCTGGTGGATCAGCTCGGCACGTACACCCTGGCCAATAGCGCCACCACCCCGGCCATCTCGGTGCGGGCGCCGGGTGAGAGCCTGCCGCCTGGCACCACCGTCACGGGCTTGGAGGTGGTGATCGTGCGCGAGCCTGAACTGGTGCCGGTGCGGCAATACAGCAAGGAGCAAGCCTTCAGCCGCTGGACGCTGTATCTGGTGGACTGGAGCGGCGATGCCAGCCTGCAGGAAGTGGCCGGCCGCCTGCTGTGGAGCTACCCCGGCAGCAACGCGGTGACGATCAACGTGCCCCGTGGTGTGGGGCCGAGATCGCAGATGCGCGTGGACATCACGACCAACCCCGACACCTACGCGGGTTGAACTGACCGGAAACCTTGGGTATGGCGATCACCCCGGCGAGCTACAACATCCGGCCCCAGCGGCGGGCGGATTATCCGCTGCAGGTGCAGTTCAAGGATGCGGACGGCGACGGCATCAACATCACCGGCTGGACGGTGCTGGCGCAGGTGTGGGATAAGACGCGAGCGACGAAATACGGCGACTTCACGGTCAGCGTCACCAATGCGGCAACCGGGGCTGTCACCTTGACCTTGCCATACACGATCACGGCAACGCTGCCTGATGAGTGCCGCTATGACGTGATGCTGATCAATGCCGCTGGGCTGCGCGAGTATTACCTCGAAGGCATTGTCAGGCCCTCTGAGGGCTATACCGCACCGTCTTGATCATGGCGACTGAGATCACCAGCATCAATCAGGTCGTCGTCACTGAAACGGCTGCCAATGTCGTTGAGGTGCAAGTGCCTGGCCCCCAAGGCCCTGCCGGTGATGGCACAGGCGGTTTACCCACTGGTGGTGATCCCGGCAATGTGCTGCTGAAAAACAGCGGAACCAACTACGACGCCACTTGGGCTGCAACTGTAGACGGCGGTACTTTCGCCTAGCCACCGGCAACTTAGGGCACTGCACCTGCCCTGCTAATGGCACGCCTTCAGCTAAAGCGTGGTCTCAAGGCCAACCTCCCTACAACAGGGATGCTGGCTGGCGAGCCGCACATCACGACAGATCGCGGCACGCTTCACGTCGCTACTGATGCCACCACCAAGCTGCCGGTGGTGCCTGCGATTGATGACCTCACCACCCTTGGCAGCGTGAGCGGTGCCGATGATCTGCTGATCATCCATGACGCGAGCGAAGCCAGCGCTCAGAAAGAGAAGAAGATCACCTTTAATGCTTTCAAGACCGCGCTCAATATCCCCGCTGCTAGCACCGACGAGAAGGTGGCAGTGGTGAGTGGCGGCACCGCCGGTTACATCTGGGGCACCGATGGCACCGATGGCGTGATTCGCCTCAACAGCAGCCTCAGCTGGACAAAGGATGCCGGCAATGGCTTCGTCACCATCGCCGTGGACACGGTAGACGGCGGCACCTTCTGATCACCGTACCCGGCTAAATAGCCGACATTGTTAGCCACATGGCACAAACAATCAAGCTCAAGCGCAGCGCCGTTGCAGGCAAAGTGCCGACCACCAGTGACTTGGCGCTGGGTGAGGTGGGCATGAACACCTGGGATGGCGCGTTGTACATGAAACGCGACTCAGGTACGCCTGAAATTGTGCGGATTGCATTCGCAGATCAGGACTACGGACTGATTACTGGCGCCGCAGGTGGTGCCCTCGATTACGGAGCACTGGTCTGATGGCTACTCAAGTTCAACAGCGTCGCGGCACTACTGCAGAGCACGCCAGCTTTACCGGTGCCGTTGGTGAAATCACGGTTGATACCACCAAAGACACGGCCGTGGTGCATGACGGCACAACTGCTGGTGGGCACCCGCTACTGAAAGAGGCTACTGCTGCTGCCACCTACCAGACGCAAGCGGGGATGTCGTCGTATCTGACGACCTCTGCTGCTGGTACGACGTATGCACCGCTAGCCAGCCCGACATTTACCGGAACGGTGACGATTCCGGCAGGTGCCTCTATTAGCGGCTACCTGGCGACCAGCGCCATCGGCACCACGGTGCAGAGCTATGACGCCGACACGGCCAAGACCGACGTTGCACAGACCTTCACCGCAGCTCAACGCGGTGCCTATGTGACGCTGACCGATGCCGCAACGATTGCCACGGACCTGAGCCTCGGCAACCAGTTCCAGGTGGTTCTCGGTGGGTCAAGAACCCTTGGTGCCCCGACGAATGTTGTTGCTGGTCAGAGCGGTGTGATCCGTGTCGTCCAAGACGGCACCGGCTCCAGGACACTTGCCTACAACAGTGTCTTCAAGTTCCCAGGGGGCACGGCACCGGCGCTCACCACAACGGCCAATGCTGTGGATCTACTGGCCTACCACGTTGAGTCAACGACTCGCATTGCGGTCCGCTTCATTGGTGACGTGAAATGAGCGCCTTGAACAA